GCTGGTCAAGCGCTGGCCCCTCACTTTCTCTTTCAGAGGTTTATTTATGCCATCTACTTATTTAGAGCTATGTAATCTTACTCTGCGCCGTCTTAATGAAGTTGAGATAGCGGCAGATGACTTTTCTTCTATACGGGGAGTACAGGCTTTAGTTAAAGACGCAGTTAAGTCTGCCGTAGCAAAAATAAATCAAGCAGAGTTTGAGTGGCCTTTTAACGCCGCACAAGAAACTGATACACTGATAGTAGGCCAAGAAGAATATGCATGGCCTTCATTCTTTAAGGCTGTTGATTGGAACAGCTTCCAGATACAAAAAGACGATAGCTTAGGCACATCATATAAGACCTTGAGCTACAAAGATCGTGATGATTGGTTAAAGAACTTTAGAGACACTGACATGAATAGTGGAAGTACAGGAAGAGGTATTCCTGACTTTGTATTCTCAGCCCACGGCAACGGCTATGGGGTCACCCCTTCGCCTGATAAGGCGTACTCTATCCGATTTAATTACTTTCTGAATTTCACAGATATAAATCTCTCTACTGATGTTACAAGGATACCAGAAAGCCACGACAGTGTGCTGATTGATGGTGCTTTGTATTATATGTATATGTTTAAGGATAACACTGAAGCGGCACAGGTCGCTTATGGTGCTTTTGAAAAAGGCATTAAAGACCTTCAAACCTTATATATTAATAATACCGCCTCAATACGAGACACTAGGATTAGGTTTTAATGCCAGATAACATACAGTCTTTTAAAACGATCTGTAGCGGTGGACTGAACTCAAACGAAAATCACTTAGATTTATCGGAGAATAGTCCGGGGGGTGCTACTAAATTAACTAACTATGAGCCATCCTTGTTTGGTGGCTATCGAAGAATTGAAGGCTTTAACAAGTATGATACTGCGTATGGTGAGGTAACTGTACATGGTCAGACTACAGCCACAGGAAAAGTACTTGGTGTAGCAATATTTAAAAACGATGCTACTGCCACTACTACTGTTATAGCCGCAAGAAAAGACGCTACTGGTAACAACTACAGTTTTTATTATTTTACATCAGGCATAGGCTGGAGAAAGTTTACTCTTAATCATTCCGTAGTAAGACCAATGACTGCAAACGGCCTAACTGTTCAAAGACTTCGGCACGTAAGCTTTAACTTTGGTACTGGAAACAAGATTGTTTTTGTAGACGGGGTTAACCCAGCCATTGTTTTTGATGGCACACAGTGGGAAGAAATAAAGTCATCTAACAGTGGGGGATACGCTACTGGAGCTAGTTCTAATACTGCCGGAGGTAATCAGGCAATCAATGCCCCCGCCTTGGTTGACGTATTCAAAAACCATTTATTTTTGGCTGGACATGAGGCCTCTCTTGCTACGATAGCACACTCTGCGCCTACAACTACCGCTGATCCTGATGGGCTATATGATTTTACTTCAGCCTCTGGTGCTGGGCAGATTACCGCTGGATTTGATGTAGTACAGATAAAACCTTTTAGAGATGATCTATTTGTCTTTGGTAATAACGGCATAAAAAAGATTAACGTAAACTCTGCCAACGCATTCGTAATAGATCAAGTTACTGCTAATGTTGGCTGTGTGGCACGGGACAGTGTTTTAGAGATCGGTGGTGATCTTATGTTCCTAAGCCCTGACGGTTTTCGTCCGGTTGCCGGAACTTCCCGCATAGGTGACGTAGAGCTAGAAACTGTTAGTAAACCTATTCAGGCTACACTGGTTGATTTAATTAAGAATAACTCAATGGACACACTGTGTGGTGTGGTTATACGTTCTAAGTCTCAGATAAGATATTTCTTCCAACAGGATGAAGGCACTAACCTTAAAAACACTGGTGATAGCGAAGGTATTATAGGTGGACTAACTGATAGCCAAGGGGCAATCGGATGGGAGTTTGGAGAGTTACTTGGAATTAGGGCTTCGTGTTGTACAAGTGGATATGTAGGAAATACAGAGTTTATTTTGCATGGCGATTATAATGGGTCTGTGTACAAACAAGAAAATGGCACATCCTTTGATAGCGCAGATATAATATCTATATATGCTACTCCTTACCTAGACTTTGGTGAGACTGAACAACGAAAAGTAATACGCAAGATAAATACATTTATTAGGGCAGAAGGCCCACTAGAGATGTTACTGTCTATGACTTATGACTGGGGAGATGGTGAGGTAAGTACACCTTCTACATACTCACAGTCTTCCACAGGCGCTCCAACAAATTATGCGGGTAGAAATATAGATTACAATGCTACCAATGTTTTATACGGTGGCTCCTCGAAACCAATAATGACTACAGATGTACAGGGTTCTGGCTTCGCCGCACAAGCTACCTTTGTGACCGTAGGACAATCAGAACCATTTTCAATTCAGGGCCTAGTCTTTGAATTTTCTGTTGCAGGGAGAAGATAACCAATGGCCGGATACACAAGGCAGTCTACTGCTAGTATACTTAACGGACAGGCAATTACAGCCCCTCCTTTGACCGCTGAATTTAATCAACTTGCATCTGCATTTAACGCAAGCAGTGGTCACACTCACGATGGAAGCACAGGTAATTCTAATAAGATTAATTTAGTAACTTCTGTTACAGGTTTCTTGCCAGCCGTAAATGGTGGTATTGGCGGGAAGAATAAATCTGATGCCACTGCCGCACCTGTAGCTACAAATGATACTACTGAAGGATATGCTGTAGGGTCTCTATGGACAAACGTAAGCACAGGCCGTGTATACATATGTATAGTTAATACAGGCAATGCCGCTGTATGGCGTGAGTTAGTACAAGTAACAAGCGGTAATGCTGTACTTCCTGATGGAACAGATAATGTAGATTTAGGCTCTAATTCAGTAAGATTTCAGGACTTGTTTCTGAGTGGTGGCATAGCCGCCGCATTAAACGTAGCCGTTGGTGGCACTCTTAATGTTACAGGGAATACTGCAATAGGTGGCACTCTGGGCGTAACAGGTGATGCAACATTTGCTAATCTTTCTGCCACAGGTACTACTACTATTACATCCGTAGACCTTAACTCAGGTGCTATTGATAACGCACCTATTGGTACTTCTACTCCAGCCGCTGGTACGTTTACCACTCTTAACGCAAATACTAGCCTTGTAGCCGCTACAGCCGATATTAATGGCGGTACGTTAGACGGGGCAACTATTGGTGCATCCACTCCAAGTACAGGATCATTTACCACTCTTGGAGCATCCGGCACTACAACTCTTGCAACAGTTGATATCAATGCGGGTGCTATTGATGGCACTACTATTGGTGCTTCTAGTCATACCACAGGTAAGTTCACTACCCTTCAGTCTACGGGAGCCGCAACTCTGGCTACAATAGGCGCTTCAGCTACATCCAGTGGTGCTTTTACTACAATAACCTCATCCGGTGGCATAACAGGCGCTCTTACGGGTAACGTAACGGGTAATACGGCGGGTGTTCATACTGGCGCGGTCACAGGAAACGTTACTGGTGATTTAACTGGTAATGTAACGGCCTCTAGTGGCTCATCTTCATTCAACAACGTAGTAGTTAACGGCAATCTAAATATGAATGCTGGTACATCAGCTACGATTACTAATCTTACTGCACCATCAGCCGACTTAGATGCGGCTACTAAGAAGTATGTAGACGATGAGATATCTACTCTGGTAGGTGATGCTGGTGCTGGGCTTAATACTTTAGGCGAATTAGCAGATGCACTGAATGACGATGATTCATTCTCTGCAACCGTGACTGCTAGTATCGCTACGAAACTACCTAAAGCTGGCGGCACAATGTCCGGTGCGATAGCAATGGGTACTAGTAAAATTACTGGACTAGGTGACCCAACATCTAACCAAGATGCCTCTACTAAATCCTATACTGATGCACAGCGTAACAGCCGTCTAGCCACAGCGGGTGGCACAATGTCTGGCGCTATTGCAATGGGCAATAACAAGGTTACTGGCCTTGCTACTCCTACCGCTGGTACAGATGCTACTACAAAGACTTACGTGGATACAATTCATGGTTCGGCTGTAGCGGCGGCAACATCCGCTTCTAATGCTTCTACTAGCGCAAGCAATGCTTCTGCAAGCGAAAATAATGCATCTAACTCTGCTTCAGCCGCTTCAAGTTCAGCTGCCTCAGCCGCTACCTCATTTGATCTATTTGATGATCGTATGCTTGGCGCAAAGTCTTCTGCCCCTAGCGTAGATAATGACGGTAATGCTCTGGTAACAGGTACTCTCTACTTTGACACTACCGCCAGTGCTATGAAAGTTTACTCTGGCTCTGGTTGGGTAAATGCTGGTTCCTCAGTAAACGGAACTACAAACAGATACAGCTATACAGCGACAGCGGGTCAAACAGTTTTTGCGGCAACATATGATGCGGGTTATGTGGATGTCTTCTTGAATGGAGTTAAACAGTTAATTGGTACAGACGTAACTGCTACATCAGGTTCCTCAGTGGTATTCGCCTCTGGAACTTCAGTCAACGACATTGTTGAGATTGTAGGCTACGGTACATTTGTTTTAGCAGACCACCTCACACAGACACAATCAGACGCACGTTATGTGAACCTTTCTGGTAATACCATGACGGGTGACTTAACGGTTCCTAATCTTGTGGTATCTGGATTGGTAGATGGCGTAGACATAGCGGCTAGAGATGCCGTACTTACGTCTACGACTACCACAGCTAATGCTGCCTTGCCGTTGGCTGGTGGTACATTAACTGGCGATGTTACTTTCAATACTCAACTTGGTATTGGGGCCGAACCACACGCCACTGCGTCCTTAAACATTACAAATACAAACCAGCACATTAGGTTAAACAATGGTTCTGAGCTAGGCGTAATAGCGCTGTTAAGTAGCGGAGAGTTAGATATTTGGGGTCATGGAGCCAATGAATCAATAAACTTTAGAACAGGTGCTGGCTCTGGCGAGATTGCTATGAATATTGTTGGAAATAACGTGGGCATTGGCCTTACCTCTAATATTTCTAGCAAACTTCATGTAAATTCAGAAGTAAGCCTTGGGCCAGATAACAACAACAGAATGATAGTAGGTTCTACTTCTGGTGGGATAGGTTCGATTGGCACTATTCAAGGGGGAACTGCTAGTTTTAGCACGATGACCTTTAAGTCAGGCAACGTGGGTATTGGAGTAACAAATCCTCTAACTAAGCTA